CGGGAGAGACCACTAAGAATGTGTAGAGGCCAGTCGAAGCACTGTAAGAGGACGTTACCGAAGTCAATGTGACCGTGGCCGTCGATGCATCATATGGCTGCAAGATCGAGTCTTTATAATCCCACGATACTTGCTGATTAATTAGCCCACCATCAAGGGATGCCGCAAGCCCGTTATCACACTGTACCGCAATCTCGGCATTCGAACCCATGCGGTAGTAGCTCAGGCTCATTCCGGCTACGGCCAGTTGCACGGAATTGCCGGGAACAATAATCATGTTGTTGGCTTGGTTGAATACGCTGAATGCGGTTGTATTGGCTACGGATGTGGCAGGCGTCAAAGAAAGTCCGGCCTGGTTGCTATTTGTGGTAGGGACAGTTTCGCTCAATGCCATTCCACCCCATACCGCACCGCTAACCGTAGAGGCCAATTGCCCGGCTGACAATTGCATCCGAATGGCCGGGTTATCGGTGTAATCGGTACCCTGTACATATCCCTCGCTTTGCAGCAGGAAGGAATTTGCAGGAGCCGTAGTCAATCCCGGGTTGAAGTTGATTAAATTTGCCATGATTAGTTAGCTCCTTGACGTGGGTTGGTGTTGATGCCAGTTATGTACCATGGCTTGGATTTAAAAATATTCAGCCACGCATTCATGTCACCGGTATAGGTCGTAATAGTACGGCCTACGCTATCCAAGCGAACATGGGGAATCAAACGGCCCGCGACAGCAACTGATGGCGACATTGCATGAGCTTGCGCATCGGAGTATATCTTGGACTCGACTTGATCGAATACAGGGCCGTCCAATGCATCTAGCTTAATATCGGCAAATTCCTTGCTGTGCTTTTGAAACTTTGAAGCGAGACGCTTGCGGTAGGCAATCGGGCTTTCGCCGTGCAGCGGTGCGGCAACACTGTCACCGTACATCTGTGCCACGCTATCCGCACGAGACTGGGCGGCGGAGAGCTGATCGCGGTCTGCGGCGGAGAGGGGTTGCGACAGAACGGAAAGGCGGGCTTGCATATCCGCGATGGTGGCAGCTTGGGATTCGCTCAACTTACGAGCCGCATCCGCCTTTTCTTCCTCCGCCTTTTTGGCCTCGACTTTTTTGGCTTCGTCTTCTTCCGCATCTTTGCGCGCTTTGTCCGCCTTCAATTCGTCTTCGGTTTTGGTCGCATCATAATCGGCCTTTTTCTTGGCCTCATCTTCTGCATCCTTGCGCGCCTTATCGGCCATTTCCATCGAGTCCACCCGGCCAATGACCGAATCCACCTTTGCGCATAACGCATCCGCCCATGCTGGTGCTTTGTCTTCTCCTGCCATGATCTCATCTCCTGTTAAAGTAATTCCTGCCGGTTCCCCGCCCTTATCCCAAACACCTTGCTGACAAACCGCCAAATGATCGAGGTAGGACGGAACACCCTCGATTAAAACGCTTTTCCCATCTTCGAGTTCGATGGTCTCTGTTGATCCCGCCTTGCGGAACACTACCGCAGGGCTTGTACTTGTGTGGCTGGTCTGCATTGCAGACGCCGCGTCTTCATCATGCACCTTGGCGATTCCCCATACCTCATCATTCTTGATGTAGGGTAGGAAAACATTGCCGATTGACCTTTCTCGAAACTCATCCGTATTTAGAATGATGCTTTTTTTCGGGTGCTGAAATATCAGCGGCAATCCATTACAACGCTGCAAAAAATCATCAGTCAGGAAGTTTTCAGGAGGTCGGTAGACATATTCTTCTAGTGCCGTCCGGTAACTCGTTCCTGTTCCCGTGATTCTAACATCAAACAGCCATATATTTTCATAACGTTGTGGCGATGTCAATAGATTAGATTGAATTCCTTTGGCGATGTCAATTTCTGTACCGGAAAGTGCGCGGATAATGTCGACGAGGCACGGAATGGTGTCTATTGGCAATGTTTCGAATTCAAACCATCCTGACTCGGTTGATTCTGGATTTAGCTTTACTTCGAATGGGGCGCAATCCTGAATGAATGTGGTATAGGTTCCCTCTCCGCCAATTTTTACCGAATGGGAAAGAAGCAAATTTTCTCCGCTTGGGCATGAACCAATTTCTTCAATGCACTCACGGATTGCGGCTTCTTTCTGAGATTCGCCAGATTGAATATGCCCGCCAGGCGCTTCCCATGCACCATTATCGGCGCGCTTGATTAGCAGGAATGTATTGTCAATCCTGAGCAGTATTCCAGCAGCATTAATGGTGTCGGGCATTATTACTTCCTTGTTTCCGCAAGTGTAGCACGACCTTTTTGAGTTAGAAAGTCCCCGGGTGATTTATATAAATCCATTTACAACGACAATTGTGAGTTATAATTCCATCGGTAACATACCAACCATCTTTAGTTTGGAGATTATAAACATGCCCAGAATAGCCCGTCCTATCGACATTGACAATTTCAACAGGCTTCGCAGTGAAGGGAAGTCCGTCCAAAAGATTGCAAAGATTATCGGCTGGAAAACCAGTTCTCTCTTCGGGGCTATTAATCGCCTTGGAATTGATATAGGAGGAAAAGTTAAACCCCAAAGATATAGACTTAATATTGACATTAAGCCAATTATTGAATCGTACCAATCTGGTGAGAGCTTGCTTTCCATTTGCGACAGATTGAAACTTTCGCGCCCCATTGTCATTACCAGATTGAAGGATGCTGGTATTGCCATAAGAGGTCAATCCGTTGCCAATATAGTTAGCATGGCTCAAATGCCAGAAGCCGCTAGACAAGCCCGTGTAGATGCCGCGCATAAGGCTAGAACTGGCAGCAAAGCATCTCATGCAGAACTTCTTAAACGCGCCAGCCGACAAAAGTTTATCGTCGGTTTTGGGGAGCGCGAGATTATCGATAACTTTAGGTCTAAAGGCATTAATGCTCTCGGTCAAACCGTCTGCGGCAAATACTGTATCGACGTTACTATCGGAACCGTCGCCGTGGAAGTCTGCGGCGCTACCGCTGCGCGATTGCATAACCCCGTTTTCTTGGAGCGAGCTAAATATCTCCGCGATTGTGGGTATTCCATCATTTTGATTTTCTTTAAGCGGAACGAGCAATTCACTGGCAACTTCGATAACATAATCGCCTTTCTTGAGGCTTCCCAGCGCGACCCATCCATCGGGCGTAAGGACTGGATGATTCGGTGTTCCTCGGAGCGTTTTGCCAGAGGCCATGACAAGAGTGGTAAGTTCTCCGCTATACCAGTGCCGGAACGCTTTTTCTATTCCGTCAGCGAATGGGATTTTTGAATCCGGAGGGAAACAATAGACAAATTCAGAGGGCTGGTCTATCTCGTCCGAATACCCGTCGCACTTATTCATCAACCCATTTTCCAGCGCCCAATTCCCGCGCAACGCATAGATTTTGCCGTCGCGCTCGATATGCTCCGGCCTGCCGTCATAATTCGCCATGTGCACATGCCGCCAACGCGCGGCGATGGCTCCGGTCTGGATGGCTACGACGGCGGCGATATTGGACAGCATCTTATGTCCCTGGTCGATGTTCAGCCTGCGCACTTCGTATCTGGCCGTTTGCAGCGACTTGCCGATTGATGCCTTGATCTCAATTTTATCGACTGTTTTTGATCCGCCGATAGGGATAGAGGTTGCCCATCCGCTGAACCGCTGCAAGGTCTTTTCAATCGCTTGCTCGCGGTTTAATTTGATTAGGCTGGTTGATGCCAGTATGCGGCGGTCGAGCTCGTTGCGCAGAATCGGTGCGATATGGTCTATCGTGAACCGGGATACCTGCGGGAACTGCTTTATGATGCCGTGATTCGTGACCGATCTCTTGAATTGGGTTACCAGCCCATGCCGCACCATTTCGGCCAGCGCATATTCGGATGGAATTTCTTTATCGGCGGCATACTTTATTTTGCGTATCCAGTTTTGCAAACGTTGCATGTCGGCAAAACCATTATCCGCCATGTCGCGCACGGCTTGGGTAATGATTTGGCTAAACGATTCTTGGGCCATTTGATGCGCTAATCCCTTCCCGATTCCGCCGGATTTTCCGGTTCCTTGATTGGTGTTGGCGGTTCGTAAGCGGCAAGTAATTCTTCATCCAAATCAAGATTCGAGTCGAATAGCAACTTTCTCGCATTGACAACATCGGCCAACCACAATGCCGTTCTAGCCCGATTCTCTGGATCAAGGCTTGGGGCAAGCACCTCGAATACCGCAATTGCGGCTTTCAGGATGATGTCATCCGTTTTGGACTTTTCCGAATCAGGCTCTTGGAGCAAATTCGGCCAGGTTGCAATAAACGCATTTTTCCACTGATAGAATGCCGTTTCGTATGACATTTCTGCATAATCGGGATATTTCACCTGTAGCGACGCGTAAAACTCAGGAGTCCACGCGCGGCGCATACAGATATTATCAAAGAAATTATAAAGGGGAGCCAATTCCATGCGGATGCCATCAATGTATCTGGCCTTGTCCTTGGCATCTTCCGTGCCCTCTCCGAAACCCTCCACCATCGTTTCCTTGTTAATCATGCTGGCTGGCATTCTAGCGCCTGTAGCGATGTTCTTAAGGATGTTGTCTCGCGCCAGCCGATAGGGTGCCTCCATGTTTTTCAGGTCAACCGATTCAACATTCTCCTCAGTGCCAATGGATACCACATTACCGGTACGCGCGCCTTTAATCGCTTGGCGCTTAACACCGAAAAAAGATTTCATGCGGTTGTCGATGATAGAGCCAGGTGATTGCATCTTCGCTATCAGTAGCCCGGCCTTGATCGCAATGAAATCATCCGTTAGCATCGTTTGAATGTAGCTCTTGAGCGGAAACAGGATACGCTGGAAAACAGAACGCCCAACGAACCCGAATGCGGATGTGGTGAACTGGATATAGATAGGCTGCTCATTCATCATTACTACGCACCGGCTGGGATGATATTTTTTACCCGATACTTTCAAGTCGTCCGGCTTCATGAAATCTTTTGAGTTCGGATTCTGGTTGAGAACTAAACTCCCGGCCGTATTAAGCGGATCGAGCACATTAAAATAAATATTC